ACCGAATTCGAGGCCCTTGTGCCGCCCTCGCAGTACAGCAAACTCGATCTGGCTTCGGGCGCGGTGAGCGACGACGCCCACATGTACGAAGAAGCCCTGAACTGGCTCGACCCCGACGACGTATACCGCAACCTGGCCGAGCGGCTGGGGGCACGCAGTCCCAGCAGCGCTTGCTGCTGCTCCAGCGCAGGAGCGCCGGCTGCAGCATAGGGCTGCAGACCAGTCATTGCCTCGGTGCCGGCTGTGACGTAAGGCTTGAGAATCTCTCGGACAGCATCGAACTGGCGACGCTGTTCCTGGATGCCAGCCTCGCTGGCTGCGACCTGTGCGCCAGCAGCATCGCTGGCGGCATTGCTTTGCATGATGCCGCCGACGACTTGCGTGCCGCCGACGACTAGCGCGGTAATTGGATCAGGCATGGCTGAACTCCTTCATGTAGTCTTCCAGCGTCTCGCCGTACAGCTCCATGATCTGCTGTGCAGACTCAGTGGCTCGCTGCGTGCCGTGGCACACAGCCACGACCATCAGCACCACATCGTAGTAGCCTGCACGCCAGACGAATGAGCGTGCATCGGCTTTGCCTGCGCGCTCGGCCTGGTCGGAGGCCTGCCACTTGAGGATCATGGACGCCACGACAGGCGCCAGGGTATGAGAGTTGGCCTGCCAGAAGGTGTTCTGGCTCATTCCGACCAACGTGTTCCAGATGGTAGCGTTGAGGTCTTCGCGCTCGACAGGATCGCCATCAGCGACATCGTCGAAGACTTGGATTGCGCACCACAGCATGAGCAGCCACTCGACGGCCGGCGCAGGCAGCGCGAAAACCCTTTGCAGGTTTTCTTTCAGCCAATCGACATTACCCATGCGCGCAACCCTCCAGTTGTCGGATGAGCTGCTGGTGGCTCGATAGGCTCAGCACCTTCATTTTCCCACAATTTGCCATCTGGTCAATCCTCCTCGAACTCGCGCTCTTCCCAGGCCTGGCAGGAGCGCAGGTCGTGGCAGATGAAGTCCAGCTTGTTGCAGTAGCCACGGAAGCCAGCGCCCACGTCCCACTCGTTCCATGGGATGCGGTCCATCTTGATCTGAGTCATGACTGAGTTGTCGTAATACTCGCAGTTGGAGCAGCGCCGACGACGTGCCTCGGTTTCGTCAACCTGCATGGCCTTGGCCAGCGCCATCCAGTAGGGCTTGTTCGCGCCTCGCTCGTTGCTGGGCTTTTCAGGGCCGAGCATCCAGTCGTCGATGGCGATCTGGGTGTTCTTCTTGTTCTCGGCAGCCGTGATGAATGGCTCCTCGATGGGCAGGCCACCGAATCCGGCCATCATCACTTTGGGCATTTTTGCGTAGTCCATATCGTTCTCCTATCAGGTGATCTCGCGGCCGGAGATGCGCAGCGTCAAGGACGTGGCATTGCTGGCGATGGTGCTGATGAATGCGCCAGGGTCCAGCTCTTGGCCAACCAGCTCGGGGCACAGGTAGGTTTCGCCAGGCACGACGGTGCGGTCGTCAATGATCAAGTTGGCATTGCCTGCCACGCCACCAGACTGCACCAGGTTCACGCTGAACGTGCGGTTCACCGTGTCGGTGTTGGTCACCGTGGCTTTATCGATCAGCGCCTTGGCAGCCGTGGCTGTGTATTGCGTGGTCTGGACGGCCTCCATCTGCTTGGGAGGGACGAGGGTTTTGACAGTCACAGTCATGGTTGGACTCCTTGGATGTTGTTGGACACGGTCAGGATGATGCTCGGGATTGCCGGCACAGGAGGTGTCGCTGCCACATATTGGACACGAACACCCAGATCAGTGACCGAGAAATAGAACTCGACGTAGTCGCCAGCCTTCAGGCTGAGGAAAAAATTCAGCGCCAGGATCGTCTCTGCATCATTGCCCTTCAGCCTGACTGTGGATGCTGAATTCGGCACGTCGGTGCCATTGATTGCAATCCACAGGTAGAAGTGCTCGTCAGTGGCGACTGTCGAGTCGAGTTGCAGCGAGGTCTGGAAGTCATAGACGCCCTCGGTGTCCACATAGACGCGCGATGTCGGTGTGCCAAGGTAGACGCCTCGGCCGAGGTCTGTCGTGTTGAACGTGATCGGTGTGGCCGTGTTGATGGCCGTGGCCGTCTGCGTTGTCGTGTCCAAAAAAGCACCGTAGCGCGAGCGCTTGAACTCGCGTGGAGGTGGCGACATCTGCAGGCCTTCGACGGCCGTGGCCAGTTGGCCGAGCAGCGCCAGCGCCTGGTTGGCCTTGTTCTCGGCTGACGCAATGCTGACTGCAGTTTCTTGCGCCAGCATGGCGATCTGGTCCAGCGCCTGCGTGGCTTTCACGTCGCTGACAGAGTCAGAGACGGCCAGCTCCTGCGCCAGTGCAGCAATCTGCCCTAGTGCATCGTTGGCCGTAGCCTGGGCCGTGCCGGCTGCGATGTTGACCTCGTTGACCACGTCCGGCGCAATGGCGTCGGCCACCGCGAACAGATTCTCGAACTGCTTGATCTGTTCGTGGTCCCTCAAGAACGTGGCGAACTGGTCTCGCGTCAGTCCCAGACGGATGCGTGGATTGGTGGCCATCAGTACACCAGCCCTTCGATCTGCGCTTCAAGGCGTGCAAATGCGATGTGCGAGTCACTGTCGCCACGGAAGCGCTGGATGCGCCAGTTGCGCATGTTGCCCTGCTGGAACCAGGCCAGGCGCTTCTTTGTGTTGCCGATGGTGCCGACTCGGATGTAGCGGTCCTGGCTCCACGACAGGCCGTCCAGCGAGTAGCTGGTGCTGATCTGCGGATCGATGCCAAGCGCCACGCGACCAGTCAGTGCCACCAGCTCCAGTTCGTGGAACAGCGCGCCGTTGCCTTCGTTGTAGACGATCAGCGTGCCGAACTCCCAGCGCACCTTCTGACCCCAGTGGGTGCCGATGGTGTCCACCAGGTAGCCAATGCTGCTGGACTGCGGATCGCCGACCAGCCACTTGTCATAGGCCCAGACCAGGTTTCGCGCGCGGTACTGCGCGAAGCCTGCCGTGGTGGTGGTCAGCGTGAACCAGACCATCTCGCCCAGCTCCTGCGATGCTGCGCCGTCATAGACCAGCGTGCGGTCAGGCAGGTGGACATAGAGATGCTGGTGCGCCTTGTCGTTGCGCGCCTCCAGCTTGCTCTGTGCGAGTTGACCTTCTGAGTAGTTCATCAGCAGGTCGTCGATCTCCTGCGTGCTGATCTTGGTGGCCGTAGCGTTCGCGCCAAGGTAGATGCCTGGCTGCTCGTTGCGGCCGCTGCCAAGGAATGCCACCTGCTCCATGAAAACGCAGCAGCCGAAGGTGCCGATGACGCCCTTCTGAATCTGCGCGCCGTCGATGCGTTGGAATGGGAAGAACTCAGCGCCGACGTTGTCGAACACCTCGATGGTGTTGCGGTTGAGTGCATAGACCTCGTTGCGCAGCTTGAGCAGCGCCACCACCGGGTCTGGATCGACCTCAGAGCTGCCGTACTTCAGCGGGTTGACTTGCAGCGGATCGGACAGCTCTGTGACCACCAGGTTGGCACCATCAGTCGTCATGAAGTAGCCATCAACCCAGCAAAAGTCGAGCACCGTGCCGAGGTCTGGATCAGTCACTTGCGTGAGTGTGCCGTTCCAGTAGTACAGCCTGCCACCAGATGCGATGGCCAGGCGGTCGAAGCTGTAGTCCATTGTCACGAGGCCACCAGTTCCAACGTCGCCCAGCTCTGTCACCGTTCCATTGCTGGCCACGGTCACGAGCTTGGTTCCCATGACACGGTAACAGGTGCCATTCCAGTTGATGCCCCCACGGTCCACGCCTGGGCCGCTGCCGTTGGCAACGATGCCGTCACCAGGACGCAGGAAGCCGGAACTGATGCCGCTGTTCTTGGGCACCGGCACCATGTTGACCGGGTAGCTCGTGCGCAGGTCCGGGCCGTTGTCGGTGTAGATGCCGTTCAGGATTGGTATCTGCATGGCCTCACCATTTCACCTTGTCTGCCCAGTAGGCAGCACTCATCTTGCCCTTGGCGATGTTGCCTGCGTGCCGGGCCTTGAATGACTCGCGTCGAGCTTTGTCGGCCTTGCTCTCGCCTTCGCGCTTTGGAGACCCAGAGACGCCCTGCTGTCCGAACCTGATCGTCTTGATCTGGTCGCCAGCCTTGGCCACGACGACGTGGCTCTTGGTTGGATGCGATGGCGTGCGCTTGGGCTTGTTGAAGCCCTCGACGCCAGCGCGCTCCAGCCTGGGGTCTTTCTTGGTGGCCATGATCAGGCGATCCGATACCAGGAGTTGGTGGCCTGCACGAAGCGCATGCGGAAGAAGTCCTCGGCCGCCAGCGTGGTCGGTGCTCCGTAGAGCTGCATTGCGCCGTTGGGTGCCAGCGTGAAGCCGGTGATCTGCTGCGTGGTCGTGATCAGCACCTCGGTGCCGTCAGGCGTCTGCGTGTTCAGCGGCAGCGTGACAGCGCCAGTGGCCAGCGTGCCGGCCGGCTGGATCAGCATCCACTGCTGCTGCGCCACAGGCGTGGGCACAGGCAGGTTGAAGCCAGTGCCAGGCGTGTAGACGTTGGTGGCCAGCGTGGGGCTGGCAAACGTCTGCTGGAAGTATTGCAGGAGCTGGCTGATCGGCAGGCGTCGTGCGTCGCCGTTGTTGGGGCTGTAGACAGGAACCTGGTCGCCAGGAGAGACCTGTGCCAGCAGTGGAAGTTGATTGATTTGCGGCATGGTGTTCGCTCCTTAGTTGTACTCGATGGGGCCATCTGGTCCGGCTGTCAGCGGATCGACAGGCTGGCTCAGGAATGGGTTGTCGTAGACGCGCCAGGGCTTGTTGCCAGCTCCAGACGGCATGGTGTTGGGGAACTGCTGCTCCAGCGGGAACGTCGCGCGCTGCAGCAGGGTGTCGTAGCCTTGCTTGGCCGTGGCCTTGGTCTCGTTCATCACCTGCTTGCCGTAGCTCGGCGCAAGCCGGATGCCCAGGTTGCAGATGATGGTCTCGTAGGCCGAGTCCGGCACGTTGGTCTGCTCGTCGATGCTGCCGTCCTGGGGACTGGCCGGGATCGGGTAGCCGAGCCTGATGCCCTTGCCGTTCCAGTCGGCCATCATGGCATCGAGCCTGCGCCTGGCAGCCTCAAGCTGCTCTGGCTGCAGGTCGAACACATAGGACGCAAGGCCGATCTCTGCGAATGCAGCCTCAACGAATTGGCGCTTGCTGTAGCCCATGTCAGCCTCCTGCTGTCTGTGCCAGCGCAGTCTCGATCAGGCTGGTCAGCTTCTTGTTGGACGTGCGTCCGTTGAATGGAATGCCCAGCTCGGTGGCCTTGGCCTCCAGCTCCTCGCGGGTGACCGGCGAATTGTCGTCTGGCACTGCGACCGGCTCAGGTGCTGGCGCAGGCTCAGGCGCTGCAGCCACAGGCTCAGGCTTGGCCAGGCGTCGGTTGATTCCGTCCAGCGGCTTGGATGGCCGGCGTGGCGGCTTGGGCTTGACCCTGCTGATGCGCGCAGCACGGCTGCCTGCAGCTTCGATTGCCTCACCCAGCGACAGAAACCAGCCGGATGCCAGACGCTGGTCGAGGTGGTCTTGCGTGGCCACGAGCATGGTGTCGTAGGTGTACCTGGCGCGCACGATGGCACCAGGCGCGCGAAAGACGAAGCAGGGAAACTGGCTCATCGTTTGGCCTTCTTTGCGGTTTTGGCGGCAGCCTTGAAGGCGGCATTGGTCGGCGCGCCCTTGCTGCCAGGTTTGCGCATGCGCTCAGGCGTCTTGCCTGCGGCCTTCTGGCGCTCGATGCGCTCGCGCTTGGCGTGGATGTTGGCGTACAAGCCGGCCTTCATTTCTTGGCCTTCTTGGGCGCTTTGCTTGGCTTGCCGGCTGCCTTGGCTGCAGTGCGCGCAACATTGAGCGCGACGGCCACGGCCTGCTTCTGCGGCATGCCCTTCTTCATCTCTTTCGAGATGTTCTTGCTGATGGATTTCTGGCTGTAACCCTTGGTCAGTGGCATGGTGTTCTCCTGGAAAAGGGGGGACCGAAGTCCCCCCAGTTTGCCTTCAATTACTGGTTGAAGAGCAGGATGCCGGACATCTCAGGCTGCTTGTTCACCACACCGAACAGCGTGTCGAGACGATACTTGATCGTCATGCTGTCGATGTCGTAGAACTTCTGCATCACCACCTCGATGCCGTTGTCGGTGGTAGCGCGCATCACTGCGGCACCAGCGTCAGCGGGAACAGCGTAGCGGCCAGGCAGGAGTTCCAGCGCGTCACGCTGCCAGAACACGTTCACCGATGCGGTGTTCACGTTCAGGAAGGTGATGGCTGCAGCAGCCAGCGGGGTCACGATCACGTTCTGGTACTGGAGTTCAGCATCAGAGCCACCCTGGGCCGAGATGATCGGCGGGGTGATGACCAGGTCAGTACCACCGGCAGGCACGCTCACCACACGGAAGGTCTTGGGCTGGCCAGTACCTTGCTTGGTGATGTGATGCACGGCCTCGACGCCGTCGATAGTGAACGCATCGCCAGCCACGATACCAGCCGTGGCGTTCACGGTGATGGTCTGGAAGCGGTTGTCCACGTTCTGGGTCTCGCCAGAGATGGCGGTCGAGGTGGCTGCCGGGACGTAGTAGTTGTTCGCAGCAGCCTGGGTGTCGATGGTCACCGGAGCTGCAGGAGCAGCGCCAGTCAGACGGTTGGCGTAGTCGAACTTGAA